ACAGGCTCTTTGGCATCAGAGATACCTAAGATGTTGTTAAGTTCTGCGGCTGTAGGGTTAACAGCGATAATCTGTACAGGTGCAAATCCAGTAAACAATTTACGGGAAGAGGTTTCACGGGTTTCTAATTGATCAAAATTCATAATAGATATTGTTTAAATTAAGCTTGGGTTTCGTCTTGATAGTATGTGTCGATAGTGTTGCAAACTAGCTGCAAGTCATTAGGGATAAGGTTTGTTTCAAACATCCCATAAGGAGACTTAGCAGGATAGTTACGCCAGCGATTAGTTACAAAATGATAGGTTGCGTTCTCTTCTTTATCTTCCCCTACGTGAGTGTAGAGTGCAATAGTAAACAGACCCTCGAGAACAATCTGATTGTCCAACATCTTACCAATGGTTTTAATCTTTTGTCCTACGATACGGCCTTCGTCTTCTATATTCTCAGAGTGAGTAATGTAGAATACTTTTAAGTCGTTGCGAAGTTTACGAGCTGTGGTTAACAGGTTTGTCACATCTTTTGCAAGATTTGTGAATTTACCGAAGCCAGTCTCGTTAGCCTTACGCATCATAAGAAAGGACATAGAATAGATGGCATCATCCATTACTACATTCTTGATGTGAGGAGCTTTCTCACTGATGGTTCCAAGTAGTCCTGTGATTTGGGCAATATCGTCTACTTCCATATAGTTCTTAGCCTCTACGTTGTAGAGTTTCTCGGCACCTTTAAAAGGCAACTCTTTGCGAGCTACGTTAATGATAAAGGTTTCCTTAGGGTCTAAGGTCTTAATGGAGGTTGATTTGCCGGTACCAGAAGGTCCTACGATTGCGATTAGTTTACTTGACATATTGTTAGTTTGTTTTATTTTTTAGCGAACTGTTACATCCTCTTCGTCCTTGTATTTCCATCCATAGGACATAGTAAATTGTAGTGCAGCATCTGCACATTGCTTTTTTCTCTTTACAGGAAGTCGCATGATTTCCTTTCTCGCTTCAGGGGTAATGTATAGATAGTTAGATAACCACTTGATAAATTCCTTTTCCTTTCCGTATGGCCATGAGTGCTTCATAAACCAATCGGTCTCGGTAAAGTCTATATCTTTAGGGTCTACATCTACCCGCTTGCACATTTCTTCTAGAATAATTTTTAGGTGTTCCGTCATGTTTAGTAAGTTACATGTTTTTAAATCTCTCGTAGTGGTTAGCAGTAGTACTGTTCATCTCTGTTGGACGAGGAAGTTCCATAAATTCTCCATTCGCTCCGTTAAAGTATAAACCTATTGTAGAGTTCTCTAAACCAAAGTGTCGGTCTTTTAAAAACATTAAGGCTCTGTATTTAGGGCCTAGTATACTGATATCATATCCGCTGTGTGTTGCGATATTATATCTAGAGGGGTTGAATAGTCCTAAGACTATCTCATAATCTTGGTGTACGCCTTTGTTCAAGTGTAGTTCCTCTAGGGAAGGTTCTAATCTTTCTTCTACTAGATTACCTTTACTTGTGTACTGGGCTTTCTCTGAAGAAGGTGTCTGCTGGTGAACTACTATGTTCGCCATTTTATACCTCTTAGAGAATCTTTCCAAGATTAAGTCTTTTACTACGTGGTCAAAAGTTTGGTAAGAAGTGAGTCGCACCTTTGTGTCTGGTGCAATCTCGTTAGAGACCAATGATATGTGGTCAAGAATAAAAAATACCCACAAATCTTCTGACTTGTACTTGTAGCCGATGTTAATTGTTTTGGTGCGTCCGTCTTCTTCTATGTCTTTGGTAATGTAACTACCAATCTCAGGGTCAGCAAAGTATTGATCGATGTACTTACGGATTCCTGTAGGGTTTCTTATATAGTCAATAACCTCTACAAACTCTTGTAAGCGAGCGATGAATACTTCTGCGTCCTTAATCTGAGCCATAAGCTCATTTGATACTGTGTACGTACCGATAGACTTAAGTTGCGTAACGCTGACTGTCTTTTTGTATTTCTCGTAGAGAAACATAGAGATAAAAGACAACCAAAAATCTGTAGCACTTTCTTCTAGTGCAAAATAAAATACCTTAGGTCTTATAGCAGACTGACCAAAGGTTTGCTTGTAGATGTTTAAGATGGTAAAGAACTTTACAAACTTTGTTTTACCGACACCAGAGGCAGCGGTAATTGCTGTAATAGAACCTTTAGTAAAGCCACCATAGCTTTCCGACAGTCTCGGGAAAGGAGGAAGTATAGAGGTAATACCTCCCGCTTCCTTGATAGTTTTGTTTCTCTCAATGGTAGAGAGGATTTCCGTAAACTTCATAGGTCGTACTTACAAGATGGTTCTAGAGTTATAGTCGTTCTTCTTACCGCCATTATTTCTAAACTCTTCGCACCATTTTGCTAAGTCGCTTACATCTACGCCATCAATCTTCTTGCTGATAAAATAAATACACTCTCTAATGTATTTGATAGAGCCTTGCTTCTTAAGAGTGTTAATGCATAAGTCTGTAGCACCTAGGATTTCTTCCTTTGTATAGTCATACTCTGCTAAGAACTTAGCCATTCTCTTAATTACGCTTGGTCTACCTGTACTCTTACCAGAGATTCCTAAACTTGCTGCACTAAACTTCTCGATAAACTCGTCTATCCACTCATTAGCAGCTGCGATATGTGCATCTTCTTTCTTAGTGCGGATAACCTTATCGGGTAGTTCAGGGCTTTTAGTTTTACGAAACTTCTCTGCTTTCTCTTCGGAGACTTTAGGAGTTTTGTCTATAACAAGTTCTCCTATTACCTCGCTTGCATCACATAAATCAATGACTGATGGATGCCAAGAGTATTTCTGTCCATTAGTAAGGAGAATACCTCCTTTAACCCAGTCGTCTATTCTGCCTTCGACATCACAGACTGCCCAAAGTATCTCGTAAAATGTTCTTTTCATCTGCTGGTTTTTTACTTTCTCTTATGTCCCGACTGAACGGATTTTCAGAAACGGGGGATACGAATTTATTATAATTTTCCTCTTTCTGCAAGGATATTAACAACTTTTTTTCTTCATAATCTCTTCGCATCAAGAGATAGTCAGGGTGTGTGCTTAGAGATTCTCCATAGCATTCATATTCCTCCATAAATTTTAATAATTGGTTGGTAATTAATAAGATAAGTTAAAAAACAGAGGAGAGTTTTTAGGCTCCCCCCTGTTTTAGTAAGATTAATAATTGTCTATGTTAAAAGTTCCCCGTGAGTCTTCTGGTAGATTTTCCACATCAACCATGTCAAAGTCTACATAGAAGGCACTACCACAAGAAAGACACTCAGTAACATTGTACTCAGGCAAGTATTGTAGTGCTGATACACGAGACAAACAAGCAGGACATTCTCCTTTAAGACAGTCTTCTACACAAGTAAAGTCTTTACACTTTACATAGTGATCTTTGTAAATAGAAGCATAGGCTACAGCATCTAAAGAGCCGTATTCTACTTCGCTCTTGGCATCTTCTTTGCTCATTTTAGGCACTCTATACTCTTCCCGTACGTCATTATCGTCTAATAGAGGATAGAAATCCCTCATATTTAGACTACTAATCTTTCCGTTTTTAGTAAAGATTCCCCACTCTTCATTATACTCATAACCTAGAGCTTCTGCTTCTTTCTTTTCATCTTCGTTTACTCCCCACACTGTATCATAGCTGCTACCATAGCTAGCATTGTAGCTACGATAATCTGCATCATCAAGGGACCAATATTTGTTCTCTGCTACCTGCTGTTTTGGGAAAGTAAGAACAAGACTTTTAGAATAAACTAACTCAAGTAACTCTTGAGCAAGAGACAAAGCATTATTCATACTAGGTATGTGGATAACCTCGTTGTCTGTATGCTCGTTAAAGTAACCGCAAGATAGATTATGAGAAGATACTGTAAGACCACGCTGTCTCAGCTTACCTACGTCAGTACAAGAACCGTTACTAAAAGAATAACCATACTTATCCAACAGAGGCTCGATTAGTTCGTAGTGTTCCTCGCTAAAGGTTTGTACTCCATTGGTATACTTGATGAAGTCATTGCTATAAGAGCGTCTGTCAAGCTGGGTAACAATAGAACTATCCTCAAAGAAAGACAGTTCGCAACTAGCAGAACCCAAGCAACCTCGCTCCTCACCGTAAAATAAAGCTACTTTACAAGCAGGTAGACGAAGCAACATCTCCAAAGCAAAGTAAACACCTACAGAGTCATCAGCACCTATGCCGCACTGTTCAGCTCTAGCAGTATCAAAACCATGCATCCACTCTCCTGTTCTAAGGATAGTCAGACCTTCGTGATAGTCTTGTGCTGTGTCATAGTGAGCTACAATAGTAGGATAGTTAGCTGCTACTCCTTTAGTGATATAGATGTTTCTACCCTTATTTTCTAGGGTAATATCCATATCCTTTGTCAGGGAGTCAATAAGACTTACTAAGAACTTTTCTTTAACTGGTTCGTAATCAGTTCCCGTAGGAGCCTGACAATACATTATAGATTCGAGTAAAGTAAAGTTAATTTTAAAGTTCTTAACAACCTTATTGTCCTCTGATACTCTGGTCATAGTTCTACGGCTAGAGTAATAATTAGAGTAGGAATAACTCGGAGTTGTTGGAGTTGTCTGAGTTGTTATTTGTTTGTTCGATTGGCTGTTCGACTGGCTGTTCGATTGATTCAATTGTAGCATTTTCTTGTATGTTAGTTAGGTTTACTGGATTGTTAGGGTCAGAGGGGTGATAGAAGAGTCCAGTATCTTCATCCTCGTAATAGTCAAAAGTGTAACCACTAGGATTCTCATTAGTCAAGAAGAATCCGTGGTTGTTTTCGTATCTTCTTAGGTAACAGTCATCTTCGTGTACTAGCTTATAGATACCTAAATTGTCTTTAGGATATACATGTAAAGCATCGTCTCTAAGAATGTAGTCCCCATAAATATCCTCAACTGCTTCCTCTTGAAGAATGTAGGTTTGATCAGCTTCAGACCAAATGGCACAATTTGTACACAAAGTGTAATCGCTGTATCTACCTCTTTCTACATAGCAGGCTTCATCACTCTCGGCATCGTAACCGCAGCAAGCGCAGTTAAAAGTATTTGGCTCATCTGCTTCTTCGTTATCATTGTAGTTCTTTGTATAACTACCACTTGTAGAGCGGAAAGTAATAAAGTTCTGTCCAGGTACCTCAAAGTTAGTAAGGACCCTTTCTTCGGTCAGATAGATAGATAAAGTATCTATGTAAGGGAAGTTTGCATCCTCATCAAGCAATTCTTCTACGTGAAGAGCAGGAATCCTAATATCTACACCATCGATGCGTCCATAAGGACTTGTCTTTCTTAGATTGACGAATCCGTTACTCTCGAGAAGATTTAGCAGGATAGCGTTTGCTTTGTTGTTATGGTAATAAATGCGGTCGAAATACTTCTTACCTTCAACATACCATACAATACAGCGAGCAACTACTTGCTGATAGCGGTTAAACAACACAGCCATCTTACAATGCTCAGGATTTTCCTCATAGATTCGGAAATAAGACTGGCAGTTA